TGTTGTATTCGCAAACGCTGTATCGTCCCATCCAGTATCTACGTCAAGAGCAGCGAGAGTGGATAACGATGTCCATGAGCCATCTACCCCGTTAGTTGTGTCGTTGGAACCGTAGAATGTTCCCGCCTGCAACGCGCCCTTAGATGCAGCATTTAGAGAGTATGTCTTAAGGGTAGTGACTGTCTTGGCGTTACCAACACCAAGGTCGATGGCAATATACGTGAACGTCTGGATGTACGTCCCCGTATCGTTATCGCTTACGTAGGTACCATCGGTCTGCCCAGGCTGGGAGGCATCCGTGTAATGCGAATATGCTGCTGAGGTTACATCGGCCATTGGTTATCCAAACGCAATCCATCCAGAGGCTGGGACCTGAGTAACGAAGTCTCCACCAGTAATCGAAATATCCGCAGGGGTGGAATCGTACAGGATGGCCCCAATGAGTGGCTTAACAATCCCGTTAACCGTGTCGTTAATATATAGTATACCTCTGCGGAATGTCTTGGTGAGCGCTGAGATTGTCACGTTAGCAGACGAGAACTTAGTGGCAGACACAGCCAGAGTTCCGATAGCAGCACCACCAGTGGTGTATCCATCCCCGCTAGCAACTTCATTTGCAGATGCGTCACCCCAGATGGTGTGTGCTGCCGAGAAGGTGTATGAACTGGTTACAAGAGCCAGCATCACCTTGCCTGTATTGTTTAAATTTATCGTGCCATCATGCACATACTGGTCGTATGAATCATATAAGGTGAACGTTATGGCCACTGGTATATCCTCCTATGCTGTAATTACTATGGTTGTTCCGGGGGTGTTTTCGGTGTATGGAATGACCGAAAGATCCCCGGATGATCTTATTACTGCTTCCTCAATGTGCAGATTGTGTCCACGTCCATCAAACTCCATCTTTGCCCTACATGTAATCGTGGTGCCATTGTCAGTAAGTCCGGTATTGAGTAAATGGATCGTTCCATCGTTCGTACCACCGCCCACCTGAACTATCGGGAACTGCCCTGAGGCTGCTTCTGTTTCTGTATGGCAAGAGAAGGCCTGTGCGTTGGTGTCGCTCGACCAGGAGCCGTTCAGTATGTCATATATCAAGAATGTATTTGGCACTGTAGCAGATGCTCCAGTAACCAGCCCAACCTTAACTACCTGGTAGGTTGAGTCATAGTCGATCCAGTGCTCTGTCTCGTATCCCCTGCGGATACAGTCTGCATCAGTGGGATCGAAATAGTTACGAATCACTTGAGATACAACGTGCACATCCTTGCCATCTGTCATGAGGACTCCCTCGCGAGAGAGGAAGAAAGCAACTGTAGCGCGCTTTGGGGAGGACGATAATTCACCAGCTCCAGATACATTCAGCGAACTTCCAAAGGGCACATCCTCCACAACCACTGCTGACTTGGCAGAGAACGTTCCGTACTTGGTGGAGATCAACCTGATACCGATGGTGTCCTTATCGTATCCCTCAACGAGAGTTGTACACCCACCATCCTTGCCCTTCTCTGCCTGCCATACGATGATCTCATTGTAGAACTTCTTGATGCAGGTAATATCGTTAGCCCTACCATCTCCAATGTCTCGAATGATAGCATCAGATCCTTCCAGCGTCATGGGGTTGATACTCGCAGAGAGTAACACGTATCCGGGGAGATACTTATATCCATATGCCATGCGTGTCTTGAAGGTAGATAGTGCCAAGCAGTTCCCGTAGTCATCCATAGATAAGTACGGCATAACCTCTACACTGATAGTCATGTCGTCTGCAATGGTAGTATCGAAACTAACCTCATACCAGTAGGAGAAGTACTCGGCTGATTGGAACATGGTCGGCTGTTCATCGGTAGGATGATTCCAAGTGATCCATCCATCCTTAGCGTGAGACTTAGCATCCTCAATGGTGGCGTCGGATGTCCCGGCTACAGCAGTAAAACTCGTAGAGTTCCAGTACTTAATAGCCGCTGTCGTAGCTGCCGTTGTATTTGGTACACTACCAACCGACACATACATCCCGATCACTGGATACTTGGAGTTGAAGTAATACTTGCCGGTTGATGTCATACCGCCAATATCAATAGAGGAACTAGCGTAGAATGCATATGTAGCATCGTCTGCGTTATAGACATAGCTTTCGGCAGCAGCAATGGGAATACCGTCCCACACATTCTGAAGGGAGTTCCAACTAGAGTTGTAGGTTACCGAACACACCTGGGCTCCAGCGCTAAGGGCTCCAGATGCCAACGACAAACGATACCAATATCCGGGTTGCCCAAACATATAATGTGGACGATGGTCTGTCGTATCGGTCCATGTCATTGCTCCAGGTTGTCCAAATCCACAGGAGGTTAACGAAGTACCGTCTGAGAAGCCTGACGTTGCCGCCCAGTCGCCGTTCCAATAGTGCAACTGGAACACTGCGGCATCGACATTTAATGCGCTGAAGAGGAAATTAAACGTGTTAGCGGGGGTATCTGTTTTGATATAGATACAGTCATATGCTGCAAGGGTAGAAAGAGACCCAACCTCAGCATATGTAGTCAAGCTGTCATCTATCACCTGCAACGTCCAGTCCTCACCCTTAGTGGGGATAACAGGGATAGTCTCTGCCCCGATATAGACGATGAACCCACCAACCTTCTCGTTGGTAGAGGAATATATCTTGCCTCCATTAGTGCCATCAGCATACATCATCCGATCGTTGATGATAGCCCAGGAAGCGGGTAGCATGGTTGAGGGCGCGGCTGACGTGTATGCGGCAGATCCGAACGCCCCAGTTGTAACAGCAGGAGGATTATTGGTGGCCTTTAGTACATCGCCATCACTCATCTGCGCAAAAAACTCCAACGACGACTGTTTGCCTTTGGAGTACATATACATCGACATTACCTTGTTGGAGCTATCGGGTGTGCTGTGCAACTTGAGGGCTCCCTTGCGTTTGCGAAACCCTGGACGCATAGGGCGATAATTGACGATATTAGAATATCCAGACAGGGGCAACTGATATATCTCGTGGTAGGTATCCATTCCACCTTGAAACGGGATATAGTCCATCTCTGGCACTATACGTACCCCTTCTATCGCATGGGACTTGGATCTCAGAGTTGGATTCGCCATTACAATGCCCCACGTGCTGGTGAAAGATTTGCCGATTTCCCCCTTAGGTTAAGTAGATCTCTTTTGATCTTCTTTTTCAGAAGGGTGAACTCCCCTTTGTGTATAGAAGCTTTATCAACATTAAACGTAGATGGTCCAGATTTAAGATAAGCAAGGGACAAGGGACCGTGTACTAGCTCTTGATGATAGTGGGCATTAAACGGTACGCTCTCCGTTCCATAGTTGGCCGAAGTCCACGGAGTAAGAGGCCAGCGGTCTACATGCATGAACAACTTATTGGCAGTGTCAGGGGCGGGAAACAACGTAATATACCCATCTCTATAATCAAGGGTGTATTTAGTTGGAGTGCCAACATTAACAGAGCGCAGCAAAATTGGGTCGCCCGCAACCCTGGCCGTAAGTGTAGCAGCCGTTGCTAGCGTGATAAGGTGTTCAGCAATAGAGGCGGAAAGCACCACCTTGTTGTTGGCAGCTGTCACACACCCACTGATTTCCAGGTAGTCTGTATCACCAAAGTCGGCGCTAGTGAGGTCAGTAGTGGTCGATATGATCGTGTCTGGATTACTATCGGCAAACGAGATGTCCGCACCGTATAACGAGTTATTATAACGCCACGTAATAGAGTATTCCGTTAGATCGTGTGTGGAAATACTATCCAAGTTTGTGGTTTCTCCGGCCATCCTGACCGAGTTTATCTTGGTAACACGAGAATCTAGAGCATAATCAGATGTTCCAGCAACAAGTGTTACCTCTGCTACTGCACTAGTGTATGCATCCTTAAAATACTCGGAGTCCCTAGCCAGCTCATCAAACGCATAGTTAATATAATTGATAAGCTCGGAGGTAGTCCATTTGTAAGTGGTAGATACTTCATCGTTCAACCACTGACGAATAGATGTTAAATATTCAGCGGAAGTCATTACGCCTCCTTCTTCTTACGTGATCGTTTGGGTTTCTTTGCTTCGGGAACATACGGACCAAGAAATGGTTTACCGCAGACTACGCATTTCTCACCCTTATACTCCTGGGTGGTAAGACATTTTCTGCACTGAATCATTTCCACGGTGCGTCCTTTAAGGAGGTCCAGGGAGAAGAGCAGGACGGTCCTGATTCTCCCTGGGGAAGGGGGTTAATCTTAGGAGGTCATAACAACCTGGATTGGGATATCAGCGTTACGAGCCTGAACCGTATTAAGCAGGTTACCAACTGCGATAGCAGCGTTCCATGTACAGGAACTAGCAACTGCCAAATCGTTGATAGCGGTCATGAGCCTATTGTTAATGAAAGCTACTTCACTGGAACTGTCAACACAAGCCTTGCCAGAACCCATACATCTGATGATGTTGTTTTCCACAACGCTGCCATTCAGATCGCCAGCAGCAATTGCGATACCTGCCGTAGCGAAGATCCTGTTACCAGCGATATAGAGATCATGAATAGAGGCCGTCCCTTCGATTCCGATGCCGAGAGCGAACAGACCCGTGGTAGCAACACCAGCTCCGGGCTGGAAGTTACAACCTTCGATCCTTACGTGAGCACAGTCAGTGATTTCCAGGGCCTTGGTATTTCCAGCAGCAGAAGATGTAAAGGTGCAGCCGAGGAAAGAAAGCCCGTGACATGCCGCAGGAGCAACAAAAAGATCACCGGTGCCACTGGCCTGGAACCCCATATTGATGAATCGGCAACCAACCTTAGCAACCTCAATCGTATGCGCACCAGTAACGCGAGGGAAGGGATAAAGGTCGGACCCGCAACCGATAATGTCGCACTTTTCGGGGAGAACGGTCAGTGATTCAGTAATACCATCGCCCAAAACAAAGATTCTGTTCCGTCTAGCCCACCAACGATTAGCAGCAAGCCCAATAGATGCATTAGATGCGGTAATGGCTTCAGCAATCGTATCGAATGCCGTATCCCAACTGAGTCCATCTGCCGTAGAATTGCTCGTGTTGAGATCAACAAAGTAATCCATAGCACCAGTGGGGTTTGCCCCAGGGGTAATGTTTGACCCATAGGGATTAAAAATCTTGTTCACGGTCAGTTCGTTCACGCTAAACTGTTCATGTCTTGCCATAATTTAATACTCCTTTCATCCAATACGGGACTGAGCAATGGAGCCTACCCGCGAGAGGATAGTTAAGGAGCCGGGAGTTACCCCGGCCCCGTGTTTATTCCTTAGGTCATTTTAATACCGGCCACATAGAAGTCGATTACCGCATTGCTAAGAGCAGCTGTGCCAGCGATGGCAGAGATAACCCTCTCAGCAGCACCATCCGCATCTCCCTGGCCAGACCCGTAGAACCGTCCAGCAAGAGCACGATATGCTTCTGAGCCAGCCTTAAGTCCACCGAACCCACCGGTAACCTTAACTTCGGTTGCAGTCAGATACCCAGCGGTGCTGTTAGTGTCACCAATAGCCAGAGTAGCCGTGGTATTGGTAGCTTCCGCTTCCGTAACCACCAGCCAAGCGCCAAGAACGTAGGTGTTGGCCGGGATGTCGAACAATTGATAGGTGTCGTCAGACGCGAGATCAGCCGTAAGGACATCGCTGTCGCCAAAGTCAATCGTTTTCTTCATAATGAAGAAGTTCTCGTGGCGATCCCAGGGGGCGTTCATCCCGCCCTCTGCTGCTACCGTAAAATCATAAGTGTTAGCCATAGTTTGCTTTCTCCTTTCCTAGAGTCTTACTTACGTGCGTACAGAAGCCCAAGAGCTTCGGGTTTAACAACCTTATAACCATAGACCATAAGGCCACGGATGAGATCGCCAAAGGTAGATTCTGCCCTAAGCGATTCGGTCTTGGTGATCTGTGCCGCAAAGGAGGTAGCCGTGTTGGTACCAAACGGGATGTAGTAACCCGTGAAGGAACCGTCTGTAGCGCTGTACAGGTTGTTACTTTTATAAAGAGTAAAGGTGTCCAAATGTTTATGCTGCTTCACTTAAAAGCATCCTCCGAGTTTCCTTGGAGTGTCGGACTATATCATCATCCTTCTTTAAAGGATGCCGGGCGCTCGTGTCTGGTTTATTGGAAAGGGATTCCTCACCAGTTAGTCTCTGCACCTTCTCTCCGTCTTTTAGCAAATACCCTTTCAGAGAGCTTGGCTCAGGATCAGCATGTTGTGTAGCTACTTTGTGACACAGATGAATAAACTCATCTTGGGCAAAACCATTTTTCATTACATTCACATATTTGTGTACCCATTGGACATTATCCAACTCGTACCCCTTGTGTGAATTAATGCGATCAATGGAAGATGTACACGCTTCATAATTTCCCCGGTATACGCACCTGGAAAGAGTGATCGGTAATCCAGACAGGGCGCACTTGCCTCCCTGTTTCACAAAAAGATCCCACAACTCTTCAATGGTAACAGAAAAAGATATACCCCTTCTTCTTGCTACGCCCTTGAAATATGTAAAGAATGTACTGGTAAGATCACCAACTCCACGATGCTTACCGAATGTTGCCCTATTGCGTTCGATCGTCAAGCACTTTTTGCATTTGATGTGATCTTGAGATCGCTTAAACCTGGAACAGGATTCATATCCACACGCTCCGCATTTCCAGCGATTCATCGTTCTTCCATCAGTTGCTTTTTCTTGTCCGATCAGTATCCACATAATTTAGCTTTCCCTGAATTCACCCAGTTATTCAATGCACATTACTGTGCAAGGGATCGAGATTCAATCACACCTATTCTCCCATTTCTCAACGTGGACTCTCCACCAATCATGGAGGCATCCTTAAGATCAGACTTAATCAAAAGGTTAGACATCCAGGAGGGGATAACCATCCAACGGCCAGTGCTCGGAATATTCTGTTCATCAAGAACCGTACCGCAGTCGATGATGTAGTCAAGGACGTTGGCTTTAGTAAGCTGAACAGGGGAGCCAGAGGCACCCAGATTAAAGCTCGAACTCTCATAACCGGCAGTAGCGCCAGCATTATAAGACGAGCCAGGGAACGTTCCAGCGGAGCCATAGGTGATTCCCTGGAGAACATCGGCGTCAACCGTGATCTTCAACTGCTCACCAGCATCCTGCGAGAACGCATTCATCAACTTCATATCGGACTGATATGCGTCGATGTCGTCAACAGTGAAGCCCCAGTATTTTCCCTTGTCGATAACCATCTCAAGCGGAGTAGACTCAGGGCGCTCGTAGTTGAGTTTCTGACCCTTCTGATAATCATTGATGGTCAGGGTAGGGATGGTACGGATGATAACCGTATCGCCCTGGTTTTTGATCTCGCCTTCATAGTCGGTATTTGTGATATCCCTCCAGAAGGTAGCCATGTAATATTTAACGAGAAACTTACCCGACCACAATTCCGGTATGAAGCGGGAAGTCCCGTCATTACTATAATCGGGGTGACCCGACACTCTTGCAACTGACATTGTTATTGTCCTCTCTATCGGACCTTACCCTCACGTACAGCCTTCATGATGCGACCCTCAGCTTTCGCTGCGTCCTCTTCTGATCCACTGTACTTACCCAAGGCGCGATCTCTATAGAATTGAGTTATTTCAGCTCGTGTGATTGTTCCCTTTGATCCCGTAGAGGGTGCCAGGTTTTGGGATGTAGAGGGGGCCATATTCTTTTTAGGCGGCGGAGGAGTATCGGCACCATTATCATTTGCGCCCTCATCGTTGAGCAACCCACTCTCACGAGCAAAGTCCTCATAGAAGGCTGCAACGGCTTTTACATTGCGTCTAGCATCAGCGTTCTGGAGCAGACTCAACTTGGTCTGCCCAGTATAGCGATCTTGCTGCCCAAGCCATTGTACAAATTCTGGTTTTTCCCTAATCCCCCTCCATTGTGACATTGCTCCATCGAGTGCTTCGAGATAATCGTTGACGACAACAGTATTAGTTGCCTCAGCTAGCTCGTTAATCCTGCTCTCTGATGGTGCCAACTTAGCCTTAATTTCTTTTTTCATGAAGGCTTCAACGCCCTTGGCTATTGTGGGGAACTCTTCTTTGAGTTGGGTGATAAGATCTTCCTCGTCGTCCGATCCGTCGCTAAACGTATCGTCCTTTCCAGTGTCAACCTTTGCGCGTTCTGAAAGCGTTGCAGAAAGCAACTCGTTCATGCGCCCCATCTCAGCGTTGTACTTCCCCTGAAGAACTTCGTATTTATGCTTGAAGTCCTCTTCTTTTTTAACCTCAGGTTCATCATCACCTTCTGATCCAAGATCGTCGCTATCGTTTACATCGTCGGCACCCTGAGCGTCGTCTGTTCCGTATGCCTCTTTGTGCAGCTCGTCGATCTCTTGTTCCATCTTGTCTAAATCCATTGTGTCACCTTTCTGGGAGCTTTCGTCTTCCCGGTTTCGCGGAGCTATCTGTGTTCCGCTTTAATTAATTTCTCCAGGTTGGAACGTGAATTGGCAATAATGTCTAGTTGCTCTTGTAACACCTGACAGCGGCCTTGGTTCCAACGGAGTAATGTGTCATCTAGCATCGTAGCAGAGGCGGCTTGCAACTTGCGAAGATCGTCCTCAATGAACGATACAAACACCTGGAACTCTTTAGATCCAGATAATGTGTCGAGCGCCTTGGCTACTTCTTTTGATATATTTTTCATATAATCCTGTGTTGCTATAGAACATACGTTCTATTAGATGTCAATATACAACTATTTGCCTTTGCCGCCCTTAGAGCCCTTACCCTTTCCACCTTTTTTACACCCCATGTCGGATCACCGCCTTTCTAAAGACCCCCTGAATTTCGCATCGTTGAGAGGCGCAGGGGTTTTGCTACTTCTTGAACACCGGGAACCTGTCAGCAAAGGCATCGCCTAATCTTTTCAGCCATTGGGCATCAGGGAACACAACAGCAAGGATATTGTAAAGCAGGATTAACAGCACCCAATTCTTGCCAATCAGTTTCATTTATCCATGCATTTCCGTCAAACATTCTCCCACCTTCCTTTTATGATAGCTTGATCTACCCCCTATGCAGACTCCCCAATACATCGGCTTTCTGATATACCACGGCTTCCCCCTTACTTCCATCGCCTCAAGAAAAACATCGTTGGCCTGATCGAAAGTTGCTTGGGGAACGCTGTCGATCCGGTACAGCCAGTCATGGATAACGGCCTCGTAATGACTCCTGTTGCCCCATGCCTCATAGACAAGGGGAACCTTCGGGACAGATGCCAAGTCCGTCTGAAAGCCCACAGGAACCTCTATGCGACCCAAAATGTCGGATTCGTAGATAAGGGGTTCGTGAAGCTCCCAAATGTCGTCCGTAATGTCCTTGATGACCAAGTACGATAGGAATTTAGCCATTATCCATCCCTTAGCAACTTCGCTACTTCTTCGGGTCGTTCAAGCTTTCCATCATCTGTTCCGGGAGGATCGCCGCCCAACTGCTTCCAGTAGAGGGATTTTCTAAGCCCTTCCGCTGCGTCATCCCACCGGCCTTCGTTGATAGCCCTGTTGGTGTTCTTAAATGTCCTGGCCGTTCCCACACCTACATTGAACACAAAATCCACAAGAGCGTTCTGCCTGTTCTCAGTGAACCCGGAGAAGTTGGGGTACAGCCGCTTACAATCAATAGTTGCCAGTCCGATAGCCATATCAAGAAGTTGCTCACAATGTTCCGGCAACAGGTATCCCCAAGTGTCAAGATAAACCTGCATGGGCTTCGGGAGAGGGTGAGCGTCTATATTCCATCCCCACCCGATAGTCCGTTTGCCAGCCGGACAGAGATAGACGTGATTAGAATATCCCTCATGCCGCTTAATCATCTTTTTCAACTTGTCATTTGCCATTGATAAACCTCAACTGCTTTTTCGCCATGCGTTCATCTACCATAAAAGGGAGCCACCATATCAGCCAGGGGAGAACGAAGGCGTGGGGAACGGGGATGATTTTGTAGGCCATCCACCACATTATCTTGCTTTATTTGCCTCTTCCCTGTATCGCCTAAGTTGATCTAGGCGTATCTCTCCTGTCAATTGTTTTACCTCACTTAAAGATTGCGATATATATGTAAACTGGGTCTCTATTTTTGTTATTCGCGTTTCTTGAGCAGTTACAGAAAGGGTTATCCAGCCAAGGAACGTAATGATAACTATAAGAACGCCCCACCATTTAATTGTAAGCGTGCTTTCTCCTATTCCGTTTGCGCGTTTATCCTCCATGTTGTCATTACTCCTCAATCTTAGTGGCGGTGCTGTATTACAAACCCTCATAGGTGTCAGGGTCTTTAATCCTCTTATCTTTCAATCTCAAGACATGAACCAACTCATGCCCAAGCATTGCCACGTTCACAAACAACTCCCCGTCCACTTCCCGCAAGTCTCCGAATATCTGAGGTGGATCAGTTGCAATCGTGGCCCACTGGACAGGACTATCGCACAACTGATTCCATGCCCACTTCTTGTCCTCGCTCCTACCAAACAGCCTCACCCGCACGGTGATGTCCAAATCAACTACGTTATCAGTCTCCTCCGATACCGAGTCAGATGCGTGGTTGTAAGTGTTGACTAGTTCTCCTAGCGTTGGGCTGAAGATGCTCATTGTTATCTCTCCAAGGTTATATATACTTCGTAGTCGGTACGGTTGGGGTCGAAACCAGCATCAACAGATTCCCATCCCTTAGAGGAAGTCTCAGGTGCGGTTTTGCTGTTGTACACATCCAGACCAGTTTCGTTACAATCCCAATACATGAGACTGCTCGTGGTATCGGAGGTTTCTGCGGTTCCAAAGCTACTCGTGTCAATTAAGTTATGGTCTAAGCACCACCCATCTATAGATTCTCCAACATTAGCTCCAATAGTTAGATATCTACCATTTAATTCCGTCATCTCTTGCAGACCCGTAAAATACGCAAGTTGGCCTGCCGAAAAAGGGGGAGTCCCGATTGCTGTAACTACCCCTGGGTTAGCCTTGCTGATGTTCTGTACAGTAACCACATGGCTTATAAAAGGATTGCTGCCACCCGTTCCCCCTATCCATCCTCTCGCCCATTTGTTGTTAGCTGGATCACGTACTTGGACTCTGAATCGGTAAGCAGGGAGACCTACATCGTCGTGATTGTAAATCTTGAAGGAGTAAATAGCGTGAGCGTTGAATGAACCATCTATTAAAGTCCAGTTACGAGTAGAACCGCCGTCTGCGGAAACAATATGCACACCGCCAAGCGTTACTACCGGCTCAGTTTTTTCCTTCATGGAGACTGCCATGCCTGTCCACCGTGCATTACCGGGGAGCACAAACCATAGATACCCTGCGGTTACGTCAGCAGCCGTAGCAGTAAACTCAAGATAGTTACTTCCATACCCCACATAAGCTATCCTATAAGTACCTGCTCCGGTGGGTCCAACAGATGTACCTATATGTACTTCTGGGCGAGCATCGCCTCCCTCCCTAGTAGCGTCAAAATATACCCTATACACTTTCCCCGCAGAAAGTGATAGCGCGTTAGATCTACACTGTCCGGCAGTACCCCCAGACGTGGGATAATTGATTTCCATTACGTCTATATCTTTACCATCCGTGGTTAGCGTAGCGAACTCCCAAGTGCCTTCTTTAACTTCTGTCCATCCGGTTATCAGTTCTTCGCCAAGGGTGTATTCCGTCCCTGCCGCCCCGATAAATCCTTTTGCGCAGTTATCACTACTATCGAACAACTCTATACGATATGGAGTAGAACCCACATCATCACCGGCATAGTCCGTCATATTCTTTCCGGTCATATCAAGGAACGCTTCACCATCTTTCAGGTTCGGACGGCATAACCAGGGTACGGGTACAAAATGCCCTGTGCCTACCGATTCTTCTGGATTGTAGTCGTTTACCCAATAGTAGGGGTTAGTGTATTGAGCATTAGAGTCGATAGCCCCAGACTCTACTGGAATAAATACAGGATCTACTTCTGGACACGCAAAACCGCTTAAATCAGTAGTGGGATGCCATATGAAATAAAACCCATACTTATTACCCCCCGACTGAACCCCCATTCCCATTCTCAAAGTCTGCCCAACAGCCTTGTAGACAGGGATACTACTCGGCATTGTCATCATCCCAAGCATCTTACGCTCCTCCATCCGTAAAGAGGACATTCATACTATCCGCTATCCATGCGCTCACTGTATCGTCCCAATAGATCGAGACGGTATCCCCAGCACCACCCATAGAGGTTATCTTGTCTGCATCATTAAGCGCCGTTCCCAGAAGGATGAAATTATCGGTTTCTCCAGCTTTAATAGAGTAGGTAGAGGCCGTAGTCGCCCGGAATGTAGCGCTCATTCCCGCTGCACCCGTCGGAAGGGTGAGCGTGTAATTCCCCGTTACCCGATGGACCTGCCCGTACATATTGGCGGCGTCTAGGGTTCCCGTTTCAGAGTCCGTTACAAGCACCATCTTGTATGTGAGTAACCCGGCGTTCAGGTCAGTCAGTGCCCCTCCCGACTTTGGGAATCCGTGTATAGCTGTTCCAGTTGCCATTATTGGCCTCCTTAATTCCTAAAGGTGTTCACGCCCATGATGCTGCGGGGGTTTACTATGCGCCTGTTGGTGAATATCTTGTATGTATAGGACGCTGCATTATACGTGAAGTTGGCGTCCTTACTGATGAAGCTCTGCGCCCCTGCTGCGTTCTTGAGAGTGCAGCCGTTGGATGTGGGGGTTAGGACGGTATATAGTAAAGACGTACCCTTGTTTACGTCCGTTTGACCTGCCGAGTCATTACGGAAATACAATCCTAAGTTTGTTGATAGACACGTAGTATATTTCGCATCGGCTCCAATTGACGTTGCGTATGTTGCGGAACTTGACGTATTCTTTAATGCACAGCCACTAGCTGTTGTAGATGCGTTTAGAGCACATTTATATAGGGCGTAGGCAGTAAGTAAGTTTGTCTTTTCAAGTCCCCCGACTGCGGCAGAAGAAAAACTGTCAGCATCAACAGCCGTCCCCGAGCCGGTCCAACCGACAGTAAAATCTAACGTAGTAAAAAAGTTTGTTCCGTACGTTTCCCCCGTCCCCACGCTGCCCAGTATCGCCTCGCAGTACCTCAAGCTGGCATCATATATCCTGATACGTGAACGGCCATCTGCGTACTGAGCAATAGCGACATCGTTATCGAGGAAGGCTGCTAAGTCCACAGCGGAGATGCGTAGTCCTGTACTTGTGCCGGGGATTACAGTTGGTATGCTCAACCTGCCTTTTTGTCCTATAGTTTTAACTATCATATCGCTATCCTTAGAATGATCCGTATATTTTGTCTACAGTCCAGCAGGTTATCCAATCGAGAACTAATATCTCGTTACTAACTTCACTACCACTTGCAGCAATGCGCCGGAGCCTACCTACCAAGTTGTCTCTTGAAGTCATGTGAGGGTCAGCTACATCAAGGTCTAACTCAAACGATACTGAATATGTAGAATACTGAGCCACATGGTCAGCAATAACCGTAGTCTCCACAGGCACATCATGGGAGTCAACTGGAATAACCCCAGTAACTGAGACGTTGTTCCAGCTAAACTGGAACTGAAACTTGTCGCCTATATCTTCGGCGTCAGCAAGAGCTACTATCATCCTGAAATAAGGGTTAGTAGTCCCATCCCAACGATAGGGAACTCTCATGCGGAAGAACAGCTCCTCATTATCCACATTGTAGATAGGCATGGAATACGACTGGAACAACCCAACTGGGACGCTTGTGGGCTTTGTGGTTTGTTTAAGTATCGTAAACTCCAAGAAGGGACGCATCGTAAGGGTACGCTTGGCTGTGCCCTCCCATGTGATTACTCCACTGCTAGATATAACTGCCTTGTCTGCCCCTGTCCCAATCTGGATACCTGGGATGGGTAGTGTTGTAGGGACTCCATGTATAAGTGTTCCTGTAGCCATATCGCCTCCTTACGTGAACGTCACAGAGCCATCTGCGGTGAGTAGTTGAAGGGTCGTAGCAGATGTCACTAGCCACGTCATGCTTCCGTAGGCACTTGCGGCAAGGTAAGCTGTACCACTGGCGGCAGAGCTAAAACTAGCGCTATGCAGATACACGTCGGCAGGAGCATCGAGGATTAGTTTCCCTGCGCCTGTCCCGTTCTTGACAATAGTGAACCGCTTCCCAACGTCCGCAGCTACAGGAGCCGCAAAGGTGATTGTCTGATCGCTACTATGGTTAGCCATCCAAGTCTTAGGGATAGCTGTCATCTCTGCGAAGGTGATTGTTGAAGGAGTTGCTGTGCCGAGGTCTACTATATCCAGACCAATCTCGACCACTACGGGAGATGGATTGAAGTACATCACCGTAGCCGATAAAGCATAGCCGACTATTTGAATCTGATCTCCATCGCCAGAGGGAGCCGTTTGAGTCAGAGTATTTGTGGTCGTCCCTGTGGTGCTTACGTAGATGGGTGCGCCAACAGTCCACGTCCATGAGTCATAGCGGACCACCCCACGAGTTATAGTGCTTACCGCATTACCATCTGTCCCTGCGCCTACGGCCATTCTCATTGCTGGCATAGTAGATGAGGCGTCTGCGTCTGCAAGATACCACTCCCCGTCAGATTTCTCGTATAGGACATTACTGAGGGCTACTGTTTCACCCGCTGTGACTGATTCTACATCACCAGAGAAGCCGTTGTTAGCGGCGGGGGCGTTGTCCCAAGTCATAATTCCTGAGTCACCAAGGGTGAGGTTTGCGAAGGTGACACTTGAGGTTGTTGTTGTCGCCTGATTCTGCCATGCAGCCCAAGAAGTGAGGTATATATATATGGTGTCAAGAGCTTCTACTTCTGTATACATACCCTCGGTTGGATGTGTAGCAATCCACACGATACCATCGAATTCAACAATGTCGTTATTTAACGCACCATCCCAGTTGGCATGTGGGGTTCCAGTAGCGCTGATGAGATAGCGGTCCCCAGCGACTTCGGTTGGGGGAACGCTAGTGGCGGTTGCAATCGCTTTGACTGAGTTTTGGTAGTCGAGATTAACGCTAGAACCCACCATCTCCTCATATCCGGCAGAGTTAATGGTGTAGAGTTTTCCGTCTTCCTTGTAATAAAGTCGATGATACGTGGCTGTAGGGGTCGAGGGCGTGGATCCCCGTTCCTTGAAGGTCTTGTAGGTGATACCTACTCCGGTTCCTGCTGCCATTGCTAGTCCTCCTTATTTAACTACCGTGATGATTATGCGACCATTTTTTGCATCTCCAGCTGCGGAAATGGTAAGGGTGATTTCGCTGTTGATTGCGATAGGTGTGTCGAACACCAACGTTTTGGCCAAAGTGCTGGACAAATTAGCCAGGTTACCGTCTGCCACATCATATCCATATGCATCCAATAGGGTAACGTCGTAGAGGTCTGTAGGAGGCGTGGTTGCCGGTACCCCGAGTGCCCCAGGAATAGTCTCAATTGTTGAAATACGACCGTTAATAGCAGCAACATATGGTAACTTCTTCCCTGCTGCTGCCCACGCATCGTTGTACTCCTCGCATACCCCAAGCGACACTACACCAAGATCAGTAGATGTCCAATCGAGAGTAATAAGACAAGGATCGTTTACATCATCGTCATGAGGACTCATCCATTTGTTGTTTGTGGTGACTGTAAGAGCTGCGGCTGTTGCCATTTTATTTCCTCCTATTGTGCTGGTTGATTGAAAGCGCGCGAGTCTTGCCCAACTACGGGGCTTCCTGCCGCATCTAATGCCTGTGGTTTCTCTGACTGGTCGCCAGGACCAGCTGGTTGTGGGGGTGCTGTTTGTGCTGGCGGAAACACGCGAGACAGATCCAATTGGATAGATCTAGCTGTTTCCTCCAGGAGGTACTTGCGTCCTTCGATCCCAAGGATCTGAGCATCGAGTGGGTTGGCTGTAGCGTTCATGAACTCGATCCGGCGTGCTGCCATCTGCTCTTTCACTAGAGCTGCGGCAGATCCAGAGGTTACAATATTGTAGTCACAAATGAATCCATAGTTTGGTTCGGTGTCGACTATATATACGTACTGGCGTTCGACCGCTGGCTTGATGACGTTCTCGTCAAGAGAGGACACTAACCCACGGATGCCACGAGCTGCCGAAGACATCAACATGTTCAATCCCGAAGCTGTGTTATGCGTAACTATTAGGTTTTTGCAAACAAACAGTTCATTGCTAGAGTCCACCGAAATACAGGTGGCTTCGAATTTTCCGATGTATTTAACTCCAACTATAAAAGTATGTGGCGGTTTTGCGGATGTTATTACCTTTGACTGTTTTCTTTCTAAGTGAAATATTTTTTCTCCGGGTAGATTAAAGACAACACTATAAGACGTTTTACTCACATACTTCTTGCCTTTAATAACAAACGACCCATTCTCTCTTCTCTCTATTTGCTGAACGTTAGCACCCAGAGAATTTACGAGGTCCTTAAAGTCGCGAGCGAGCCTCTTTGAAGATGTATAGTAACGCACAGAACCTGTCTTATACGCAGTACCGTCCGTGTCCATCAACCCTCTTAGCAATTCTAAACGCACTTCTCTTGTATTGTACAGATAGTCTTCTGGGATAAACCTGTGAATTGATTTACAGTTGAGACCATAACTTCTAAAATCACCAGTAATGGTTCCTATTGATTGCACCCATGATTTATTTTCCGGTCTAAATTGCTTCTTGCCCAATGGATATGGTATCCGGTCAAATATTTCCTGGTCCATGCTTATTAGTTTGCAACTACGACTTCCATACGTGCCATCTCCAATTAAACAACCCAGAGTATATGGGTCAATTTTGACATCTCTGGGAGCAAACTCCACCCCATCTATCAACGGCAATGCCCATTTTGGCCTGTAACCGTCCGGGTACTTGTCTGTTTTTTTCGTTTTCTGGAAAAGTCCACGTTCCAGTAACTCGGCAGTAGTCATTGTTCTGACTTTACGATCATAATGATCGAATGCCTCAACTGACCACCTGTGGTTCATATCGCAATCTACGTGTTCGCCATTATTAAAATACATTCTAAAGATATCGGATTCTCCCTGCGGATAAACTCCGGTTATTTTAGAGACCCCACCATAAGTATTTACAACTTCATCCCCAACAGAAACATCACCCATTGCAACCGGCCCACAAGGAGTCAAGATCTCCTCGTAGTTTGCTAGAGCGTTGCCAGCTCCCCCGACCTGTGTATCACCATGAGCAAATCCCGGAACCCCCGAGTGCTCGTCTGCAATCTTGGAATAAGCATTGTATACCTGGAGCAACTTCTCTACCACCATTGGCGGTTGGAAGAACTCGATGGCTTTCCCATTGCTCATCATATCAGATGTAGTGTCCCACACCTTCCAGGGGATGAGCGCTGTGTCTTCTCGAGCGTGGGGAGGGATGCGATCTATGTTGCGTTCCACCTGTGGACCGCTAGCCATAGCTGCGTTGTTCACGATTGCTCTAGAGACAGCATTACACACACCCTGGCAATCTGCAATTACTTCAGGGAGCCCCTTACCCCAGAACGATCCATCTTTGTTCTCAAATGAATCCTTATAGAACGGTTTACGCCCCATAGGGTCATCGTTAAACTGTATACCAATAACGTGACTACCAATGAGATATGCCTTGATGTTGTAGAAGAAAGATTCGTTCTCTACGGCTAACCCCCAATCAGCAAGGTAGGAGCCTCTTACTGTTCCCCAAAACTCCAAGCAATCTATCTTGTCAGAGTCGTAGGAGATCATAGAATTCTCTTCGTTGATGTCTGCGATGTCCTGGTCTACAGGGAGCCACTCGAACAGTTTTCCGCTCTCTGCTTCATCGAGTACTGCCATAATCTCTTCGGAGTCATAACCATCCACCCCTAGGAGGTCCTGGAGGGCAAGTGGCGTGAGTTTAACCCTGTCAATGAGGTATCCATCGTTTACGTCCACAGAACCCGGTGCAGGGTAAATATAGAGGGGGTGACGGGATTCCCATGTGGGGTAAATCTCCTCGGTAACTTGCTTGGTAAGTCTACCCTCTCCATCGGTAACCACCTTCATGATCCTGCGCTTCTTGTTAATTGGACCCTTTAGGAACCCTGTGTGGGCAATGCAATTGGGGATCATCTTGCGGAGAGCTGAGTAGTACCCACCCTCGGTGAGCTTGTCATCTACCGATTGCTCTGTGTCTTTGGCCCTCTCTCTGGCAGTACGGAGGATCTCTTCCTTAACCGCCTTCTCTATCTCCGGCATAGCGCTGGCTATCTCGCCCTGGATATACTGCTCGTTGGGCATCTGCCCAGTGAGTTCTGCTGCTTGAGATAGTCCCTCCATTAGTGATTGGAATATAGCGGTTACGATCTGCTCTTTAACTTCAGGGGGAAGCTCTGGTACCGGGGAGGGCTCTATTCCCCAAGATCTCTGTCCTGGCTGGAAAAGAATGTCCTGCACCCAGTAACTAGCGTTCTTTTGTTTGGCATCAGTAATCATCATGAAGACTTCAGAACCACCGATCTTCTTGATGTCGGCAAGTTTACCGGGATCATACTGGCCGTCTATCTGTCGCATATTTGCGAGAATACGAGCCTCTGCCCCGTTCTCCTTGAAACGCTTGGCCTTCTCCCAGCAGTTCCAGATGTAGTCCGAGATCATGGAATTCTGAAGCCCCACAGCGGCGGTATCGTCGAGGATACCATCCAGTGTAGCCTGCTCTCCTTCCATCCTGCCTATTTCAGAGTTTGGGATAACTTGCATTTCGTCTCCTATGTCCAGGCTGACATCTGTGGTCTAGCAGCAGCGTACTTGCTTGCGTAACGAAGCTGTGATGGGGTCCGTGTTTTCTCCATATTAGCCGCACGATCTACTATCATTGCTGCATATTGAGCAGCATCCATCGGGTGCGACCATTCATCCTTCGCTGGGATCTCTGAAAATCTGTCGTTAAGACCGCGATATTTCTTGAGCTTGTACTCCCCAATAAACCCCCTTCGCAGCATTGTGCAATTCGGAGATAGCTGGAAAGCTGGCTTTCCCTCTATTAGTTTTACCAGGAACTGGTCGATAGCATTGTATCTGGCAAGGAAGGCGTTAGAGTGGGCAGGTGTAGCCGGATAGCCCATAAGACGTAACTCGTCGAAGCAAGAACGTTCGTCGGTATCTTGCCTCCTTACACCAGCGGGATCGCCGGTGACAACTACATCATATCCCCGTAGGTTAGCAAATATATATGGTTTGATTATATCTGTGAAAAACCTTCTAATGCCCATGTCTTCAGAAGTGAACTCGTGAAAGATGTTAAAGTTTCCCTTGGGGAGATACTGGGTAAACACGGCAGCGGGAGTCAATCCGAAGTCGACCCCAACTATAACGGGGACTCCACGAACAGGGATAATGATATCATCAGCGCAATGCAAAGAGTCGGAATAATTCCCAAATACTGGCTTGCCGTCTCTGATATATCCATAGTCTCCATCAATATATACCTTGATGTATTCCGGGTCTTTCCCGATTGCCATATTGGTGTAGTAGGTATCTGAAAGGTGCTTCCTATTTTCTGCTTGGGGAGACCTGCCTGATGGTTGGCGATAGAGGACATATTTAGATTGTAACTCTGGGTCCTTGGGCACCTTTTCCTCAAAGAACTTATAGAGCCACGATTCTTGGTCGGGGGGATTAGAGTCAGCAATGATACCGGTCCACGTGGGGCCACCATCATCTTGGGCAGGGAACCTATCAACACGCCCCTCCATAGCATCAATGATCGCCTTGGGCATCTCGCGGATCTCGTTAAACCACGCACCAGTTAACTCGAGGGAGAGAAGGTTCCTAACCTGCTCTGGTTTGTCCAGCGCTCGGAAGATAACCTCTATCTCCACCTTGGTCCCATCGTCTAGAACGATCTTGTCTATCTTATAGGAGAAGTTTGTTACGTTGAATGTTCCGAAATATTCAGGAGGGAGCCAATGAAAGAAAGTGGCCATAGTAGTATCTAGCAGGACTTTATATGTCTGTGAACACCAAAAAGCTTTTTTATTTCTCCTGACATAAATAACATGCGTTGGAACCTCTATGCAGTACACCTTTCCGTTGTATTGTTTTTTATACCACCCTGTGTATTTTTTAGCATACCCTCCTACCGTGAGCATTGGTTCGTACTTGCATTCCTTGACAAATGTTATTCTATTCGTATCGTAATTTTGTTTTGTATCAACGCCCCCAATAACCATGTGGTCTATTTTTTTGCTAGTGTGTAGATTGACAACCATTCCGGCTCGAAGAGCCAACTCTTGTATATCGTCAGCAAGTTGGGCAGAAGCCGTTGTTGCCCCGATTGTACCATCGGAACTATGGCTACCGTCTCCAGCAAGATACCCTTTGATAAAAGCCTTTATGTATTCAGGAGGAGAATCTTTCAACCACTGAAGAACATGTTTGTTCCCAGAACCGGCCAACGGGATAAGCATATCTATAAGAGGTTTGGTTTCTTCGTTAATTCTTACTACAAAATTAATCCCCCCATCTTGGCGAATATTTTCTCCAAAGGGGATATTGGCATTTTTAAATAACTTTCTTGTATATTCTACGTCATTTTTGTTGGTTATTACGCATCTTCTACGAGCATAACCACCATGCAGGTACAAAGACGCCGATCCTTCTGCTGTCCAAAACCCTAACCATTCACAAAAGTCAATTGAATACGGAGGGATTACACCATCCCAATGGTTGGCGTTTCTCTTTACCGCAATGTTCTTGTTTCCATAAATATCATCAGCGGTTCTAAAGCGATAATCCTCCCAAATCTTTTTGCGAGCATTGCGCATTGAAATATACATCTTGTGGTCGGGGGTAACGCAGAAATCTACGCCTTCGTTTTGAAAGCCAACCATTTCCCCATCGTAATCTGCCGTATAGTAATATGTTGGACTAATAAATACTAACTTTTCGTTCTCCAGCATTGCAACTTTATCCTCTGGTTGCAAATCCTTAAACAACACCCATCCGTTCTTTTCGGTGAGAACCTCGGTTTCGTCATCGTAGCAATTTCTTACTATTGCCCACTTAGTTCTGCGTGTTTTAGTTTGATCTGGAGCCTGATTAACACCTATGTCTATTATTTCGGCTATACAACCACTAGACTTGCCGCTATTGCCAGTGATAAATATTCTCCCATTGCGACGAGCTACAAAAAACCCAGTATTAGTAGTGAAGCAATACTTAAATCCATCTACAGACGGAACTCGCTCTATCTTAGGAGCCTGTCGCATAGACAAAAAGGTTGCTCCAGTTCCAGCATATAGTCTATATCCGTCATGCCATTTTTCGTTTTCATGTTCTATGATTGATATCGTAGATCTTATGCCAACGGTTGCGAGAGCGTATTGAATAAAATCAGCATTCTCTTTTATGATTGAAGCATAGACCCTTCCACCGTAACAATCCTCGTGCCCATCCCAATAAGTGAACTCGTCGGCTATGATTGCCAGCTGTTCTTCGGTAGCATCAATATATTTCCACAAAAGCTTATTCTGTTCTGGGGCCTTAAACACAAAGGTTGTTTCTGTTGGCCGAGCAGCATAGTTGCGTTCTTTCCAATCAATATTGCATTCAGAAAGCAGCCATCTCATCCTATCCTTCTTCCTTTGCTTTCTAACACACACCATACATGGAGGAGGGTCTTGGTTTTTGGGAAAGTGCCCATCGGCAGAAATAGCAACCATGAGGCGCAACTCGAAATCATCAAGATCCACACCGCCTGCATGGGGGGCCTTAAACGTAGTGGGGATTCTGCCAGACCATCCGTCCTTCAGCTTATTGTGGGATGTTGCAAGATCAAGGGCAGAAATGGTCCTCCACTCTTCCGGCTTAAACCTAGTGTTAAACAAAACAGTATGCTCATCACTAAGCAACTGGTCTATTCCGTATTGATTTTTGAGATGCAAGAAAGACTCACATGGAAGCTTGATATACGCTTGTGGTTTCGAGAATACAAGCCTAGATGTATCTAAATCAAATTCAGCAATTGGATCTGATCCATTGTATTCATTAATGTATTTCCATCCATATGGAGTTAGGTATTCCGTGTCTGCTGATAAGCACCCAAACGGGCCGTAGATACACTTAAAGAACCGCTTATCCTCGTTGAACGCACGGATAGTGGGTGCATCATCATAATCGTATATCCGCATGAACTGTTCTGCCATCAATGATCCTTATTTCTTGATGATAAAAACTGCCTGTCCGATTTGGGTGTTTCCACCCTTGCCGCCTTCTTGTTTGCCGGGATTGATATTTAGTATGTCGTTGCGCAGGGTGATTAGCGTTTTTAGGTCTGCCGCTGTAACCGCCCTGATGTTTGATGTGATGATGTTGCCTTCGTCGTCCACTGTTACTGCGTCTTGGAGGATCTTGTCTATGATCTTTACCGAGAAACGCTTATTGGCAATGTAGTCTTCGATTGGCTCGATGGACCTAGATAGAGACTCTTCCTGCGACCACTCAATGACCCTCTTTGTCCAGTTATGTTTTTATGCCCTATTAGAAACCGTATTGATGTTACGCCCTATTTTTCGAGCAACACCAGCCAGCGATCTCCCGCTGCCCATTGATAGATACTCGTCAAAGGCATTACGTTGGTCATCGGTCTCTGCAACCTGCCCCGTCTCCATTATTGCTTTCTTAACCTTGGAGTTCTCCCACCATGTCTTTTTGCGCTTGGTTGGTACAGGAAGATTATCTACTACTTCGGGGATAAGTGCGATTTCTTCGGCGGCATCAGCAGCGGCTTTCTCATAAATAGCTTCTGTATTCATCCCTTTTGGACGCCCTGTTGCCTTGGGTGGGGTACCTGGTTTTCTTTTTGACATAGTGCACTCTCCGAATGCACGCTAAACGATATTACTATAGATGTCAATAGGTAAAAACAGCCCCTACTCGTATCACACTAGCCGCTGGACATTGCATCCGCTGTTGCAGTTATCATACTACATGACCGAGTAGGGGACTTCTTTATACCGTATCCTCGCGTGGTTCTTCTGGTTCCAAGAACGAGAAGAACTTGCGTGGGCGACCAGTCTCATCTTGAGCGAAAAGCTCTGTTGTACCGTGATTCGCACCTATGATGCGATCAGAAGGTATGCCCACTAACGCCTTGCGCAGATCTTTAATTGTTTTCATATACCAATATCTTTCTTTTGGGCAATCGGCGTCTCCAGCTAGAGACATAATAGGTGCTCCGATCGGGAAGTTCGTGTCGCCCCCCTTCCTTCTCCACCTCATAACTAATAATGGTACCGACGATACCCTTGCAATGGACCCTACAATCTTTAGTATTTATTGCCGAGAGTTCATCACGCAACCTTCGCCCAACAAAATACACCTGCTCGCTTAGGTTCTTAAAGTTTTTTGAAACCAAGTCTACTTCAATTGTCGCTACGGTCATCATGTCCTCCTTTCTAGATATAACTTAAGCATATTTTTTGTTTTAATGCAAGAACTTTCTGCAAAAACTTTTCACAATTACAACAACCTGAGGGCTCCCTACAAAGAGGCTTGGAAACTTCTTGATCCACACTCTGAAAAGTAAATGCTTTTTTAGAAATATCTATTAAATCAAAAGTAATGCTTGACAAGAATGAAAAAAAAGAGTAGTGTGCAATCAACGTTGAGATTGAGAATTGATGATTAATAAGAAAGGAGAGATTATGAGAAGTGAGTTGTGTGCGCAGTTTAGTCCCACCTTCGGCACTGAGAACCTGTGCCATTATTACATTGAACAGAGCAAGGGGAGCGTGTGTGGATTGTGCAAGCTTCCAGAGAACTATCGGTGTATCGCTGAGATCGCTGATAAGCCCCTGCCGCTTAGCCATTCCAGCATCCAGGACTTCATGACGTGCCCGAGGCTGTTTTATTACAAGCAGGTGAGGGGGATACAGGTCAAGAATGCCCACATGGGAATGCCATTGAAGCTGGGTAAGCTTTGGGACACGGTATTACAATGGTACCTGGGGGACAAGACAGTGGGGATTCAGGAGGTCGTTGATGACTATGATATCCCGGAGCACGGGGTGGAGAGCATCAAGGCGCTATACAAGGCGTACAGGGATCTCGGGATCAAAGTGGAAGAGGGCGGTAGGCTACAGGCTCCAGTTAACCTTTATATAGAAGATTTCGGTCACGGGGTGTGGACATGGGGAAACGGACACGCGGTTAGATTGCTAGTGCGTGGGTTTTATGACCGTAAGTATTCCAACTACTTCGCGGAGAACAAGTTGAGTAGTCGCCCGGACAATTACCTGGACATTTATTTGATCCAGAGTCAGTGTGCTACCTACTTCCTGGCTGACCCCAACCTGGAGTATTGTATCATGGAGATCGCCAGGACTCCGGCGCTGAAGATCACCAAGCGGGAAGAGGACGACATAGCGGCGTTCGGAGAGCGGGTATATAACGATGTGATGGCTAGACCTGCTTATTACTTCCTTGGATATAATAAGGACACACATACCTACGGCAAGAAGTTCTTCCGTAACGAGTTTGATCTTGACGATGTGCAGGGTAGATATAAGAGATTGTTTATAAACATCTATGAGGCATTGATGTGTGATGGTTTCTACCGGAATGACCGCAGCTGTAAGAATGTATTCCCAGGACAGGCCTGCGATTACCTCGGAATATGCAGGTTCAACACGATGAGCGAGGATGTGTACCAAGTGAGGGAAAAGTTGGTGTGGATTGAACCCGCAAAAGCTGAGCCACTCAAACAAGAAGAGCTAGATTTAACGAGAGGAGATAAGATATGATTGATGATAGGGTGCGGGTGTTAAGAATATTGGAATATGTTGGTCCAAGATCATGGGTTGAGAAAACCATGTCAGCAAATGCTGTTAAGGGGACTCGCCAGTTGGGGCATGGCCAGTGGATAAAAGAAGCAATAATTGGGGATTATCCAGAGATACTTGGTACGATGGAAACGGAAGGAGGAAGCATATGAAGATTTGGAAGAGATCAGAGATGAAAGATGTATCTGGAGACTTAATGCTGCTGTACGGTCCCGCAGGGGTTGGTAAGAGCGTTACTACTATACAAACAGCTAAAGACCCTATTATGTACATAATGATAGAACCCCGCTCGACGGAGAAGTTTGTGGTGGCATCAGGGCGTGAAGACGTTGATATCGACTTCGCATTCTATGAGGGATTCGAGGAGCTGATGGAGTTTGTTAACGACACGAGCAACTTCGAGCGGTACAACACGATCGTTGTTGACAGTCTTAGCCACTTGATTGCCATCAGTCTTAGCGACGAGATCCTTGAGGAAGGGTTCGATAAGCTGGACGCCAAGAGTAAGAAGGGCATCGACAAGCCACTCACCATGAGAGCCAAGATGTCGATGGAGGGCTACGGAACGCTTGGTGGGTCTATGCTGAGGTTCACTAACTCGATTAGCAAGCTTAGTCAGCTTGGCAAGGTTGTGGTGTGTTTGGCTCGCATTGAGGAGAACCCGAAGTATAACAAGCAGCTTAGTGCAGCACCTGCGTTAAAGGGACAGGAGTACAGCAAGCATATGCAGGGCTTCTTCGACTTTATCGGGTTAGTGGAAAGCCGCACCGACGAGAACGGAGAGGTTATTTATCCTCCTGCCGTTAGCTTTGAAGGCGATGGATCGTTCATGTGTAAGTTTACTGGCAAGATGCCAGAGGGTGGGGTACAGAACAAGCCCCTTCATATTTGCAAGATACTCCAGGTTGCTAATGGAGGTAATGGGGAAGCAAAGAAAAAAGGAAAGGAGGAAAAGGCATGAAGCTATCAGAGATAGCGCTGCCTTCTTTGGATAGTAGAGCGCCTACGGACAAACAGGTAAGGCAAAGAGAATTGTTTATAGCTAAGGGAAGGATTGCTTCGATGAACACAACGGTAGCCCAGCTACTCCAAAGCAAGCACCTTGCCTCTAGTGTCAAATACAACCTTGAGGTTGTTGCGGACTATATAAAGGAAGCGCTAAATATGCTTGAGACTAGAAAGGAGGAAAAGAGCTGAGGACAAATCAAATAATAACGAAAGGAGAGAACGATGGAAGGATCTACGGATCTGGACGATGTGACGATGGTAGCGTATCTGCACTGTCGCGGTCATGACTTTGAGGCAATTGATGCAGGAGAGGGACATGTTTCTTTCAGGGTACACGGAGAAGATTTGGATATTCATATCCGAGAGCTGCATGAGGGGTACAAGGTTCCTATCAACCAGTACCTTAAGAGTTTCAAGTTTGCTCGGGGTGTCTTGTTTAACAAGAAGGCTGAGCTTGGGATTAGAAACGGTAAAAGACAGACTTACTAACATTTAATATAAAGGAGAACACTATGAAGTTTAAGGGAAATTCAGAGGCGGATTGGGGAAGCAGAACACTGGTAGATGGTTGGCACTTGGCTGAGATCGACAAGGTTGAGGATTTCACCAATAAGAATAACAAGCGGAGCCTTACGGTTAACTTTAAGATCGTTGAAGGCGAGAGTGAGGGTGCCTTCTCTACGCTGTACTGTGATTGGGATACCGAGTTCGGGGAGAGGAAGATCGCTAACGTGCTGCTGGCTGCTGGACTGGAACCTGCGTTCGATAAGGCGTTCCCTGGGGATGATGTCAGCATGTTCAATCCCAAGGTGCTTGCGAAGTTGATGAGGGAGCTCCCCGGCTATCAGGTTAAGATCTACATTGATACCAATAAGTCTGGGTATCAGAATATCAACCGGGTGGTTTCGCCCAAGGCGGATATCGGAGGGAAGGCTGCACCAAAGAGCGCTCCTAAAGCTGCGAAGACTACGGGCGAAGAATGGCCCGACTGAGACCCACTAGACAAGTTACCGTTTATACCCAAACGGAGATTTCCTAAACAATAACACAGGGAGGGCGGAAACGCCCTCTCTATTTAAGAGGATAAAAGATGAGGGTTAAGGGTTCGCGATCAGGAATTTCAAAGCTAACACCATTCAAGCTGAAGGGATGGACTATTCCTGAAGGATTCTCGATGACTATAGACACAAGGGAGCAAAAGCCTCTTTTCACCAGACTACCCCCTGGGTTAGTTATTTGCTCCAAGAAGCTAGAACATGGGGACTATAGCATCGGGGGACACGAAGACGGTGGTTTTTTCGCGGAGCGCAAGGGTATATCAGACTTTATGAGCTATGTGGGCAAGGAGCGGGAGAGGACCGTCAAAAAACTGAATGCTATCCAGCATTTTAAGTACAAGTGCCTGGTGATAGAGGCTGACGAGCGAGACCTGCTTCGTCCCCAAGACTTCTCAATGATGGCACCTGAGGCAATCAGGCAAGCCTTATGCTCCTTTAATATACGGTTTGGCCTTCAGATATATTACTCATCAAAACGCGAGGATGTAGCTAGGTGGCTACTCGACAGGATGCTCTATTACTGGAAATGGGTGCATACCGTGTAATCGTGTCTTGACATCTTCCGTTGGTTGTGCGTAAGGTGTCCGTACCGAATACGAAAGGAGTTTTTATGGGAGTAAGGACAAGAGATATTGAAGCGTGGGTTGCAGGGAAACGAGGGGTATTTTTTATAGACGAAATATACCCAGATGTTGGAGCAATAACGAGGGGAGATCGTAAGCAGGTGTCTTGGGTTATAGGGATATTGGAGAAAGCGGGGTTTCTAGAACGCAGTAAAAAAAAGAGGGGGAAGTTCAGGATAAGCGACGAACTAGTCGCTAAAGCCAAGGCCAAAAGGAGAGAATGGGACGAAGTGGACGAATCGGACAAAACGGACATTGTAGATTAGGTGGACATTATGGGATTTGGTGGATATTTCGGACGATGGCGGGCACTTGCGCGACAATGGCGGACACTTTTTGAGGGCGCTCAGTCATGAACAATTATAATAGTAGCATTTATCAAGGAGTTACGGAAGAAATGAAAAACGGGGCTGGATTTGGGGGTGGATATTTCTCTATTCGCCTATATAAAGACAGACAGACATGTAATCTATATTTATATTTATTATATATTATATATGGTTAGATGTAATATGGAGGATCTTGCATGAGAGATCTTAAATTAGCGAGCGCTCTGATGTACCTCAACCACTTCGATTATTCGGTCATCCCGATATGCAAAGATAGCAAAAAGCCGCTTATCAAGTGGGAGCAGTTCCAAAAGAGGCATCCGAGTGAGTCGGAGCTTAGGAAGTGGTTTAAGGATTTTAACTCACCCAATATAGCTATCGTTACCGGATCACTATCGGGAGTGTCGGTGGTTGATATAGATGAGCCACAGGGCGAGGTGGAGATGGAGCAGTATATTACCGATCGCCCTCCTGTGGCTATAACGCCAAGGGGTGGGAAGCATATGTACTTCAAGACGCCTAGCGTGAGGGTGAGCAATAATGTAAAGGTTATACCTGGTTGCGACTTCAGGGGGGAGGGAGGGTATATTATAGCCCCGCCCTCAGATCTTCCATCTGGTGGATATCATTGGTTGACGCCCATAGAGTTAGTAAAACCACCGTTGCTGCCTGAGGCTTATATAGCTAGGGTCACTCCACAAGAAGTAGCTGCTACCACCGAGATGTTTAAACATGGTAGGAGGGATGAGGATTTGTTCCATGTCGCCAATGCTCTTGCTAGGGGAGGAATGCCCCGTGGTGAGATCATGGACGTGCTGTGTACATTTGGAGATCTGTGTGTTCCTCCGTTTCCTAGAAGCGAGATACGGGAAAAGGTTTCTAGCGCCGTAAAGAGGCACAATGCTGAGAACATGACCAGTGATATCATGAGCTGGATAGATCAGCAAGATGGTCAGTTCACCATAAAGGACATCTACTCTGCTATGTGTTTGTCTAGTAGGGAAGAAAAGAAGCATGTTTCTGGGGTACTGTCGAGACTCATCAAGGATAATGTCATCACTAGATATGGATCTAAGACCGGGGACTTCAGGAAGATTGATGAAGAGGTCGAGGATATCAATTGGAAAGGGGCCACTGGAGAACCTATGGATATATGGTTACCTTTGAACCTACACAAGATGTCCCACACCTATACTAAGAATATCATTATCTTTGCTGGTGCCCCTAACTCTGGGAAGACAGCGCTGCTACTTAATATAGTTAAAGAGAACATGAATAAGCATAAGATAAGCTACTTTAGTTCGGAGATGTCGCCACTGGAGATGAGGATACGGTTGGAGAAATTCCCGGTTAAACAGGACGATTGGAGATTCTCGCCCAAGGAACGCATGGAGAACTTTGCTGATGTTATAGATCCTAACGGGGTTAATATTATTGACTTCATGGAGATATACGACGACTTCTGGAGGGTGGCTAAACCAATCAGGGAGATCCATGATAAGCTAGAGAACGGGATTGCAATTATAGCGTTGCAGAAGAATGCCGGGAAGAGCATGGGGACCGGGGGAACATTCGGGTTGCATAAACCCAGACTGTATGTTGCTGTAGACTATGGTTCCGCCTATATAGTTAAGGGAAAAAACTGCACCAGAAAGGATAGGCACCTTGATGGGTTGGGTTGTAAGTTTGACATATACGATGGTTGGGATATTAGGATGACGGAAAGCTGGAGGTTGAGAGACTACTAATGGCTAATAGAAAGAACGATAAGAGGGATAGGTATATTTGGAACAGTCTCCACTATGGAGCTGATCCCGTGTCTACACTTGCTGGATTATATGGAATCACTGAAACTAGGGTGCACCAGATCTATATGGAGCAATGTGCGGAAGTGCCTAGTACACCAAAGATGTTGGTGATTCCACCTACCAATGGCAAAGAACGTATGGCTATTGCCAGGTTTAACAAGTTGATTGACAAGAGGTTTCAGCTTAAACATGGTAACGGGGAATGGATGGGGCTTGATGCCTGGACCGTAACCGCCCTCAAGAGGTTCGGGTGCACCGATCCTGATAAGCTGCACATGTACTCCTCAGAAAGGCTCCTTGACGCTCCAGGATTGGGCAGGTTGAGAGTTAACAGAATTCGTGAGGCACTAGCCGCCAGGAACAAATATCTCAGTGGAGAGCTTCCTGGGATCATTCACGCGGGTGTGGTGTGTCCGCACTGCGGGGAGAAGGTGGAGCACGCGACATGGGTGGATTGAGCAACCTCCATATATGGTGGAGCAAGGATAGGCGTGAGCAGCTTGCAGCCTGCCCGGTTACTACACTGGTGAAGAAGTGCAGTATATGCAAGAAACCTAAGGACAGGGAAGCGTTCTACGAGAGGCCCAATTTAATAAGTGGGCTTTCTAGCGCCTGCAGGGTGTGCACTAGGGACGTAAACCTTAAACGATACCACGAGAACAAGGAGGCGTAATGGCTCTAAGTGATAAAGATAAATCGGATCTATGTCTTAGTTGTTTGAAATGCTGCCAGACCTTAAGAATCCCCTACGCAGGTGATGTGTCCCTGGAGAGCATATCGTTCTATAAAGCAAGAGGGATAAAACTAGTTGAGGTTATGGAGGGAGGGCGCAGGCGTATATATGCTATATTAGACCATATATGCCCCAAACTTACCCCGATGGGATGTAGCATATATCCGGTGAGACCCAAGAGTTGTCGCCTGTTCGAGGGAGATAAGGATTGGCAGACTTCTAAAATATGCGCTTGGAACAAAACTTTTCCTTGACTTTATGTAAGAAGTGTGCATATGATACATACAAGATCGGGATGTAGCTCAGCATGGTCAGAGTACCCGGCTTGGGACCGGGGAGTCGGAGGTTCGAATCCTCTTATCTCGACCATTTAGAAAGGAGGAGATATGTTAATAGTAGATATTAGGGAATATGTTAATACGTATAGGTTGTTAAACAAACTCAAGGAGCGAGTGTTGGAACTGGAGACTGCACTGGGTAAGTACAAGCAAAAGCTGGTTGAGGTGGAGATCGAACTTGCACACATGAAGAAACCAGCGGCCAGTGATTTTAAAGATATCTTTGGAGATATATTCAAATGAAACGAGTTAACTTTGTGTTCCCGGATAAGCTCTATAAGGAGCTAAGGAAAGAGGCTAAGCGCCAGGAGACCACGATGAGTGCGCTGGTAAGGGTGGCTATTAAACTGATGCTTGAGGGATTTACGGAGGAGAAGAAATGATTAAATTGTTTAATAGGTGGAAAGAGTTCCGGGCGTGGGAAGCTGACAACAAACTAGTTAGCAACTCAATGAAACCGGTATTATCAATGGAGCTTGGTGATTACTCGTACGAAGAGTGCTTGATAGCGGTGTCAAGGTCTGGACTTCCTATGGGTTATTTTGGTATAGCGGCATCTTTTTTATATGCCAGAACTCAAAGGGGAAGGGATACTCTAAAGAGCGCCATATCTGCAATAAAAAGGGGGACCAATGGACATAACTAGTAAAAGTATATGCCCGTGTGGTTGGGCAAGTCACAGATGGGGAGTGGAGTTATCGGCATCGAAGTTAGATATATGCGGTGATTGCGAATGCAATACATTTAGCGAATATAACCCCACGGTTGAAGAGCTGCTGTTTAACCAGAAAGCGATAGGTATGTATAATGAGTAAACAAGCGATAATCAGAGATGCATTAGAAAGATTCCCGTGTTTGCCTCTTAAGACCGTAGCTAGATATGTGCTCTATAACTATGGGGATATGTTTGATGGTGATCTGGAGAAGATCAGGAGCATGGTGAGATACCAGACCGGCAAGAAGGGGAAGGCGATGCGCAAAGGCATCGGGGATAAGGTTATTGCAAGGGATAAGGTGGTAATGCCTCAGACCTGGAGGAAGGTTCGTAATCCCTATAAGTTGGACCCAGGGTTATGGCTGATACTTTGTGATATTCATGCACCATTTCATGAACCGGTAGCGCTTGAAGCCGCTATTAAATATGGTCAGGCCCAGGGAGCAACGGGCATCCTGTTCAACGGGGACCTCCAGGATTGTGCTGCTATCTCATACTGGCCCTCATCGTATAAGCGTAACTTCGATAAAGAGGTTGAGGTGGTGATTGATGTGCTCGATCTTATTGATAATGAGTTCCCTACTGCTAAGAAGGTGTTCAAACCGGGTAATCACGAATACCGGTTGCCGCTGATGTACCAGAAGATGGCTCCTGATCTGATGGGGCTCCCGCTTTTAGCATTTGACACGGTACTCGGTTTGGAGTATAGGGGCATAGAGATGCTCCAGTATAACCAGATGGTTCTTGCTGGGAAGCTGCCTATCTTTCATGGGAACGAGTTCCCGTTTATCCATGTAGCCGTTAATGCTGCCAGGGGTTTGTTTAATCGCACCAACACCTGGGCTATGTGTGGGCACTGCCATAGCACTAGTGAGCATACTGAGCGCAATGTATTTGGGAAGTATCTCACCACCTGGAGCGTGGGTTGCCTGTGCGATTTGAGTCCTGATTATAATCCTTATGCGGCGCGCTGGAACTGGGGAGTAGCTTTGGTAAGCGTAGAGAAGAACGGGGGATTTGAGGTTGAGAACAGACGGATACTCCCGAGCGGTAAAATTGTATGATGGACTGGTGGAGCGTAGCAGTTAGCGTATTATATTTCATAGCGCTCGGGTTGTTGGTGTACCGGGCCAAAAGGCGGCAGAGCAATGGTCGAGACGGAACTTGAGGTTATACTGCTGAAGGAGAACGCGGCATTGAAGGAGTGGATCAAGAAGATCACCAAGGAACGGGACTACTTTAAGGGTAGATACTATGATTTGGTGCATAATAAGAAAGTGGAGGAGGAGAGATGAAGGTACCAAAATTAGGGCCATGTAAAGTATGGGGAAAAGGAGAGCCTAACACGGGGGATGGTGGATCTCGTTACTCGATGGAGTCAAAAGGAGAACCGGTAATGGTGTGGAGCGACGAGAAGGCGAAGTTTGTTCCAGAACCAGGATCTAGAAATATGCATGCATTTTATACCAACAAACAGCTGGATAATATTTATGTAGATCGCTGGGAGGAGTGTAAACAGAAGGGGTCCCAGCACTACAAGACCGAGAACGTGGAGCCCATAGATCTCTACAGGAGCGCTAAGCCCCATGAGAGTTATAACGCCTTTGATATCAAGGCGCTCACAGATGTAATCAAGTATGCTTTCAGGCTGCTTACTAGGGGGTACCTGGCGGCTGATGTGGATAAGATCATCCACTATATGGAGCTATATCGGGCAGATATGGAGGGGCGATAATGCGTATTCATTGGGATCTTGATGGTTGCATCCGAGACCTAGCCGCACCCCTACATGGAGGCATGGCACCCTTATCGTGGAGCCAGCTCCTCCCCAACGGCTGGGACATCTGTGCGTGGATCAACGACAACAAGGAGATACTGGCGCTATGCCCACCAACCCAGTACTATTGTATAGCTAGAGCGCTACCCGCGATTAGTATTATCTCAGCACAGCCTGATGGTTGGAGGCCGTTTACGGATGCTTGGATCAAGAAGCGCTTTAATATGGCTACAACCACCGTTACCTACGTTGAGAGTGGCGAAGAGAAGCTCGACCTGCTGGCTAGAGAGGACTTATTGATCGAAGACTACCCCCTCTTCACCGACTACTCACAGATCATCCTGATCGACTGGCCCTATAACCAGAGCGTGGTGGCCCCGTATAAGCGGGTATATGATAAGATCCAACTGGCTAAGGTGATAAAGGAGTATAATCAATGAAGATAGCTGCGTATGAATATACGATCAAGGCGAACAAGGACCTGGAACGCACTATGGGAAACCGTGGTACATGCTGTCATGGGGAAACCACTATCGAGATAGACCCCAGCTTCCCGGAGCAGCTGAAGAAGGAAACCCTGATGCATGAAATTTTGGAAGCCCTCACTGCTATTAATGATTGGGGGGAGCAGAAGTTCGATCACCATTTGCTCTGCCAGATCTCGGAGGGGGTATATGCAGTGATTGCCAACAATCCAGATGTCTTCACCTACACGCTCCCGGAGGGAATATGAGTATCTCTAGACACCTAGTGAACCACCTCCAGGAGTATATGGTTGATTTTACCGAGGGGTATGGACCGGATGACGATTGGATGATGAGACACACTAGCATATTCCTTGATGACATCTCCCATACCGTGACCATAGAGATAGGGAACATGAACGAGCAGGATTATAACGAGTGGAGGCGCTGGTATGACCGATCGTGATTCTACCCAGACCACCTGGGAGAGGCCTTGTGGCGGAAGCGCATATGCCCACTTCTGTGAGTTTGTTGATAAGATGGAGATGGATCTACATAATGCACTGCGGGACGCCCTGGGGGCAGACAGGACTTTGACTCCTGGACGTGAGGGTTCGATTCCCTCTCCCGCTGCCAATGATAAGCCCCCTATTGCATTCACAAATGAGAGCTTTAGGGCCTACCTTATAGATATTGGCAATGTGCTAGACGAGGTTGATGAGGGAGAAAAGTTGGTTAGTATTTCTGACAAGGAGGAGGATACCGGCGCATGATAAAGCGAATAGTTATAGTGGGCTACGTGGTACTCTCCCTCATGTTGGGTTACCTGTTCCAAGAGGGCCGGGCAATAGCAATGTATAATGATAACCGGGCGTATCTAGAGGGGAGCGCACCTGATAGGTAGTACAACCTCTGCTAACCAGATCGAACTGGGGCCGGGTCAGTTAGGAGCACCAGGAAACAAAGACGGCCGGTTGGGGTTCCGGCCACTATAATAATAAGAAAGGAGGCTACAATGGAAGAGTTGCAAAAGGCTCTCGTTACCGAGATTGGCAAGCAGTTGGAAGCTACCAACAAGAACATCCAGTTGCTCGACGTACTCGATCGGCTGCTGGGAACAGTTAATCATTTCGTCATGTCACTCAAGTTCAGCTAGTACCGAGTACCCCACTAACCACACGAGCCTCAGGCACCCCGCTTGGGGCTTTTGTGCATCTACCCCATTCCCCTATAGATCTAAGATCTTACCCGCTCCCTTAGATGCAGAATCACAGATCTAGGATCTTGTATTCCCGTTCGGGCATATTGTCCCCCGACTGGCGCTACTTTTGCTATTTTATTCCCCAGCGGGAATACTTTTTTTATTTTATTTTGGTGGAGTAGGTGTGTGTGAGAGGGTAGGATTCCGGCTACGCCTCAACTGCCTCCACGTGCGCCCCCCATCTCGACTCCCCCCCACCCCATCCAGCCCCCGCCCTTGCAACAGCTGTGCCACGCCAATAACCATGCGCCTTTAGCCCCTCTTTCCCAAACCAGCTGCAATAAGGGCAAAGGCCGAACTTCGGTCATAACACACATCACACACATAGGAGACAACACAATGAAGAGACGCATGATCGTAGACGTGACAGGGTTGAGTGAAGAGCGAACCAGTAAGAGCGGCGGGCTGACCCGCAACGTATCGGGCTGGGTGACGACGAGCAACGGGGATCGCCTCTGGCTGACCGGATATCTGACCAAGCCCACGGCGAAGGAGCATGGCCCTGGGAAGACAGAGACCCGGTATGAGGCCCTCTTCGGATAGGGTATGATAATTCGTCATACCGTTTAGGGAGCGCTTCCATAGGCTCCCTTTTCTGCGTGTAATCACATTGTAATTACATCCGATGCTCTACTGGATTGGTGGAGTATGGATGGTGAATGTTAAGTATGGATACAGCCGGGGCAATAAGTGGTGATTTTCACCAGTCGAGTGGTGAATTTCACCAGTTCACATGATACACGATATGGAGGCATTTATGAATGAGGACAAAGCTATGTTGATTAGGCTTGCTCTTAAGCAACTCGAACAGATGAAAGGTAGTGATGCTATTCTTGAGAAGCATGGAGATGCTTTATATGTCTCTGTTCGTCTCCTGAGAATTGCGCTTATGGATGTGATAGGCCAATAAACATTACTTTACACTATAACATGGAGGTGTGCCGTGAAGATTAAGAAGTTCGTTGGTTGCCCCATGTGCAGGGGTAAAGACCTGGGATATTATAATCCAAGTTGCAAACCAGATGGCAAGATGTATCAAGTAGCCGTGTGCAATACCTGCAAGGCTACATGGAAAGACGTGTATGTGTATTCTGGGAGTATTGACGTGAGGCGTAATAAATAATGAGGGAGGACAACTCAATGACTGGTTACCCGCTACAGAAGGATGTGGATATAGCAAACGATCAGGAACTCGCCTTCTGGATTAGTGGGTACTGGTTGTTGGTTATGATGGAGCAATCGAAGTGCTGGATGTTTGGATGGTAAATGAGGAATTAGCCTGGAAGGGAGGACTGAGAATGAAGATCATGAGTTGATTGACACATTGAACAAAGCGGCAGAATCACAGGAGAACATCGCATTAAAGTATCTTCTGATTATAGCAGCCGAGAGGATACAGAAATTACGCTTTATATTAACGGAGGGCTGAACATGGGTATCAAAGCAAGCCAAGAGTTATTGGAGCATATCAAGAAGCGTAAGGATGAGGCCATGCAAGTAGCCGATGCCTCATATGACCGAGGACACGAAACGTCGGCAACATTCTGGAGAGGGTATAAGTACTCCCTGGAATCATTGCTCAACGAGTTGACGCTGGATATCAAGGAGAGTTCCCGGTTAACGTACACAATATGGAGCGATTATGGCACGTGGGAAGGGTGGTCTCCCGAGGACTTTTCAACTAAATAGGCTCTCATGGAAGAGCTGGCGAAGCCGTCCCTTGAACCACGCAGGGTAACAATTGGTGTTGATGTTGACTACACCGGCAAGGAGGACTGAATATGGATGTAGACGAATGCCTTACGCTGCTTTGGGCATGTATAGTCCTGGCGGCCAAGATAGGGTGTGGCTATGTGGCCCTTCACTTCATAATCAAGTACTGGTAAGGGGGACGCCGAATGAACACGCTATTGGTTATGGGCTACCTTGTTGTGGCCATACTCTTAATGGATATTATATATGGAGGATAAACCATGAAACTACATCTCTGGATTGCAGCAGCATCTCTGGTTGTAGCCCAGGGATGTGCAACAGCGCAATCACAATTAGTGTGTAGACATAAGGCAGTTGCCTGTGCATTAGTTGTTGGGGAGCAATACGGAGCGGATACGGTCAGGATAGCCAATGGGCCAGTTATTGGAGACACCGGCAGTCATGCACAGGCCATGAGGTACGATGGTAAGAACAATATCGTTTGGATATCTAATGATGACTGTAAAGATGCGTTGAGAGACACATTCTCCCCGAATAGGTATTATGCTGTTGGGGAGTATGTGAATATTATAACCACTAAGAGTTGGTAAAGGAGGACTCAATGGACAACAGGGCGTTAGTAGTGCAGGCAGAGTGGAGCGAGATCAAGGGTGAAGGCTATATGAAGATCGTGAAACAGAAATACGAGAGGGGCAACTTTTACAAAGGGGCTGCTTCCTTTAGTGGAAGCAACGGGACGATTCTTAAGTCTGTGGGGGCTCCCCAACTTCACGGACCTGATGGCTGGTCGACCATGTATGTCAGGGGAAATTGCCGGCACGATGACAACAAAACAATATCGACCACCGACAAGAACTTGTTCGATAAGCTGCTCGTTACCATCAACGAGTACAACGAGGTAATGGCCAGGCCCAAGGTTGTAGCACTCACACAATCGCAGAAGGACGGGATTGTCTCTTACTCAAAAGATATCGCATCAAGGGCAGCAAGCATCTTCGCCACCTTTGCAACCAACATCAACCAATCAACAGATATGGATAGCGCAATGAAAGCAAAGGTCAGGCTCATGACTGGCTTGCTGGGCTGCGTACCAATGGGAATTGACACTTGTCCGTTCTGTGTTCTTAACGGCAATGCTTGTGAAGGTTGCACGTACAAGGACAAGCATGGCATATGCTCAACATATGAATCGGCATACATGGAAACATCGAACAAGATCAGAGATCTCAAGGAGTTCATCAACGAGAACTACTGGAAAGGAATGTAGCATTATGGGATGGGTACGAGGAGATTATGGGCTTCGTATCCATCGTATAACGCTAACAAAAGGAGGTAGTTATGAAGCTAGAAGAGATAGGATTTTATACGTTGAGTGATGCGAGGGCGGCAACGGCATCACACTTGACCCCAGTATCACGATGTGAGATAGTGCTTACATCGAGGTGCAACTTCAAATGCAAGTATTGTCGTAATGTTGGTGGTCCAGATATGGATTACATGGATGTGTGTCTTGACCTTGCGATGATGTCCTCAAGAGGTGTCAAGGCGATCAGGTTCTCTGGTGGGGAGCCAACGCTGTATGATGGGCTTGATAAGCTTTGTATGTTGGCCAAGAGGCTGAAGGTGAATCGTATTGCATTGTCCACCAATGGTTCTGCGGACACGAGCTTATATGAGCACTTGATAGATTGTGGAGTTAATGATTTCTCCATCTCCCTCGATGCTTGCTGTGCTGAGGATGTCGAGTTCATGAATGGTGGGATCAAGGGATCATGGGAGAAGATAATTCACAACATTGAGCATCTATCCAAGAAATCATACACCACTGTAGGTATCGTGCTGACAGAGAACAATATGGCCAAAGCAAGCGAGACTATCCAGTTTGCTTATGATCTTGGGGTATACGATATACGGATAATCCCAGCAGCACAAGAGGGTGAGTCGTTGTGTGGGTTGTCTGTTAAGCACGATATACTCCGCAAATGCCCAATACTTGCTTATCGAGTTCAGAACATAATGGACAATAAGAGCGTGAGGGGGCTGCGTAAATCTGACTCGGATCGCTGTGGGCTGGTGATTGATGATATCGCCATTAACCATGAGTATCACTATCCGTGTATTATCTACATGAGAGAGTCAGGTAGACCCATTGGTAAGGTTGGGCTTAACATGTATAACGAGAGATTGTCTTGGTTTCTTAACCACGATACACACTGTGATAAGATATGCTCCAAGAACTGCTTGGATGTGTGTGTCGACTATAACAATAGCTTTAGTGATTACAACGAGATGTATGGAGAAATACGCTAGCAATTGGGCTGGTGAATAATAACTGGAGGTGTGAAATGAGACCAAGGAAAGTCAGCGAGCATGGGGAAGGAGGTACACATGGATGAAGTATATTTAGCTATCAGTTTTAAGCAATGCAGGCCAAAGGCTAACGGATTCAAGGTAACCATTACGGAACAAAAATTCACAGGCAGTAAGTTCGTTGGCGCAGGCAACTCTTTTACAGCTAGTAATGGTTTTAGGCTGGAATCTTGCAATTGTCCAGAGATGAAAACAAATATGCTATATGTCAGGGGGAGCAGTTACCATCTGAATACCGAAGAGTTTATTGTTCCGGCAGATAAGATGCCAGCGCTATTACTTACAATCTCTGAATACAACAGCATGATGAATAATCCCTTGATGCAAATACTTTCGAGCCCCAGGCAGAGGTTGCTCTCGTTTGCAGCTACGTTCTATATCCTTATAGAGCTAGAGACTAAGGGATATAATTCCTTTCAATTCAGGGCGTACACCAAACAGTTCGAGAAGGTGTTTGCTAAAATGCTCTTCGACTACACGGTATTCGTGTGTATGGGTGAGTCGAGGCACTCGAAAGCGCAAACACGAGAAGAGTATGTGTTCCCTGAGTTACTGCCACCGAATAATGGTGACAATAGGGAAAGACACAGACACACGGTGTATTTGAGAGCATCTGAATACGATCCGATGTATGCACTGGAGCTTATGGAAAAAGCTTTCAATGAGGTAAGGTGGGGAGACGAAGGTTCGTTTGGTGGGAAGAAGTGGGGGCATTTAGCTGGTGCAGGTAGGCAGTATGGCTCAATATCTGACAGGGTGTTTATTGATAGCATTGTGCACCTTCAACATAACAATGGAACCATATTCAACAAACCTATCTTCTTCGAGGACGAACTGACCGATGAATATGAATACAAAGCGAATGGTGTATGTATCCGCAGGATAGATGCCTTTCTTGAACGGAGGGGGAAGGCCAATGGCGATCCTATAGAGGCCGCTGCTCATCTGTACATACCGGTGACCAAAGAATGTCTTGATTTCATCCAGGATGCAGCCGGAAAGGGACTCGTTGAGGTCAAAGATTACCCGGTCAGTACAACGCTTAACCTAACTCACAACATTGAGTATGGCAACAAAAAGCTGGTGTTGGTAGTGAACGATCCAAAGGATGATCCAAGGTCCGATGGTGATGACGAGTTCGTACCAGACCCCGATTGTGATTGTCCGCAATGCAAAGCATGTTATGCTAAACAAGCCAAAAGTGTGGCTGTGTTACCCAGTATGCTGATTTCTATCAATCCGTCCGCGATGCTTGCCACAAATACACAATGGCTTGCCTGTGAACCCATAACTGCACCACTTGCAATAGCAAGCAAAGGAGGATGAACTGATGTTCCAATCATGGGAAGACTGGACAAAGGAAAAGAAACCATCGTGCCATGAGGGTAGCGTATTGACCTTCGCAAGCGGTGACTTAGAGATTTATGGTGCCGGAAGGAACAGGTGTCCGGTGTTCGAGAAGCAGGATATAATTATAGATCTTGCTGATAACTACGGCAAGACTATAGAGTGCAACGGAGCGTTCAAGGCGCTAGAGAAATACAACACGGGGAAGTTTGTGAAGATCGCATGGCCTGACGGCGGGATACCAAGAGTGCATCCCATATTCTGGGTTGAGTTTGCAGAGCTAATACAGGCTAGAAAGGAGGCCATGAGCCTAGTATTCATCTGTGATGGTGGGCATGGAAGAACCGGTACAGCGTTATGCATCATAGGATGCTTGCTCGGGTTGATCCCCGAGGATATTTGCCCAGTCGAGTATGTTCGTACTGTCTATTGCAGACAGGTAGTTGAAACAGAAGGGCAGGTAGAGTATATAGCGAAGGTAACAGGAAGGGAGGTGACTTCGGAAGCGCGGCCTTGGATTATTCCATCGAAAGTATACACCGCTGGATAAGGAATAAACAACTAACCCAAATCTATAGAGGAGAATATTATGAAGAAGGCACTTAGAGTAAACACGATGGCGAACACGGACAAAATCTATACGGTAATCCAGGCACGCACCGAGGGTTCCAGCACGATCAAACTCCAGGCTGTTGGTCCTATTGCCAATAGGGATTACGGGCTGAGCTGTACCATCGCCAAGAGTGCTGCGCCGGATCTGTACTACTGGCTCGTGAAGGCAGAAGCTCCCATCACCAAGACGATCGTTGTCATTGAAGATCCTATCGTCAATAGCGCCAAGGATCTGTACGCCAAGGCGTAATAGCTGTTGAGTTCTACACGCTAGGTTGGAGGCTTAGGCTTCCAGCCTAGTTTATAGCACCACAACACTAAAATAAAACAAGGAGGAATTAATATGTGGCGTAGGTTTTTTAATGTCGGTGATTATCAGATATGGGTGTCGGAGAATGACGATGGACCAGTTTACCAGGCCACTAAATTCTATGGTGAATGCCTTGATTTTGCTGATGTACCTCAAGGCGATGGTGGATACTATCGGTTGAGCCAACTACTGGAACGTAAGGGATTATAACGCTAACCACCTCCGGGGAGT